GGATTTAACTGGTTTGTCGGCGTTGTCGAAGACCGAAACGATCCAGAACAAGTTGGCCGTGTGAGAGTGCGATGCCTTGGTTATCATACTGAGGATGTTTTTGCACTCCCCACGGCTGATTTGCCTTGGGCGCATGTCATGCACCCTGTTACAGACCCATCCATGCAAGGGTTGGGTACTACACCTTCATGGTTAGTTGAAGGTGCATGGGTTGTTGGTTTCTTTCGTGATAACGAGTTTCAACAACCACTGATTATTGGTTCTCTTCCCGGCACACCACAAGAAGAAGCAAATCCAGCAGAGGGTTTTAACGACCCACGTTCAGATTCCTCTGCACAGGATGATTATGTAATGAATCCTGTGTATGGTCCTTATCCTAGCGAGAGGAATAGCGGTCATGACGTAGGTGAACCTGATACAAATCGTCTTGCAAGAGGTAAGTCATCTGAAAGTCATCAGTCACTTATAGACAGACGCGCACGAAGACTGCGTGGTGACCCTGCTCCTGCAATAGAACCTACAGACCCTAATGATAAAACAGGTGTTCCCACTGCAACAAAACCGAATCTTGCAAGTGTATCTGATGCAGCAGAAGAAGAGACAAGAGGATTCTGGGAAGAACCAAACCCAAAGGGACTTGCATCGAACATTGACCCCTACATCTCTGGTGTCTATCCATACAATCATGTTGTGGAGACTGAATCTGGACACATCATGGAGATTGATGACAGTCCCGGCGCAGAACGTCTGTATCGACAACACCGTACAGGTACATTCGAAGAGTTACATGCAAATGGTGACAGGGTTACCAAGATTATCGGTGACAATTACGAAATTGTTATCGGTAGTGAGAACATTGTCATCAAGGGTTCACAGAATATCACTGTAGAAGGTTCTGTTCGTCAACTCATTAAGGGTGATTACATACTGGAAGTTGAAGGTGACTTCTATAGAAAGATACACGGCAACGAAAGAACTAAGGTTGGTGCAAAGTCTGACCCAACAACTGGTGAAGCTATCGGCGGCAATCGCGAAGAGGAGATTGTTGGTAACCATGCATACAATATCAAGGACGATGTAAAGGGACGTATCGGTGGTGACACGATCATTTCCAAAGAGAAGTCCAGTGTTGAGATTGTTGGTGGTCAATACAAACTGTCTGTTGATGGTAAGAAGATGGACTCCAACGAGAATGAACGTGGTATTCATATTAAGACATCAAAAGACTATCTGCTTGACGTAAGTGGTAACCTCTCACAGTCAACCATCTCTGGTATCGTATCAATCAAATCAGGGTCCACACTAAACATGAAGTCTGCAACTGCGATGACCATCAATCCAGAGACGACACTAACGCAAACCGTTGGTACGGCATGGACTTCAACCACAGGAACAACTTGGAACCATACATCTACAGGCAATGTCGAGATTGTTGGTGCAAGGATTGACTTTAACCCATAGGTGCAACATGGCAGAGTTTCAGTTTTTATTACATAACGGTTCTTTTGTTACATATGATGATTGGGAGAATGTACCAGAGGACTTACAGTTTAGGAATGTTATTAAATTCATACCTGATTATCCAGAGGCACCACACACAGAGGATGAACACGCTGTGATGGCGGTGTGGAATGACAGGTTACAAGAACTATTGGAGAGAGAACGTGCCAGCAGCAACTAGAATTGGAGATGCAGATGTGGCTCATTGTTCTGGTATGACCAGAGCACAGGGTTCACCAACTGTATTCGTAAATAGTATTGCATGGTCACGGCAGGGTGACAATAATACATCTCATCTTCTGCCCGGCGCACCATGTCCCTCACATGCAGCACCAATTACAACAGGTTCTTCCACTGTATTTGTTAACAGTAAGGGTGCAGGAAGAGTTGGTGACGCTATAACTGCATGTACTTCTGTTGCGGCTGGAAGTTCAAATGTTTTCTGTGGTCCGTAGGAGTAAACGATGGTAGATTTTGCAAACTCAAACCTATGTGGTGCAAGTCCAGAGATGAATGATGTGTTCAAGAAGTTGGATGAGGCCGCCTCAGAAATTGAATCTAAAATTGACGCTGCAGCATCAGAAGCAAAGGCGGCATTTGAGACTGCACAGACAGAACTTAATACCTTAACCGCAAAATTGCAGTCTGTTGAGATTCCGCAACTACCAAAACTAAATCTACAGGCAGAAATCAAAGGATTGTCTGAACTCACACCAGGCACTCCCGATTATATTCGTGCTCTTGCAAAAATCACAGAAGAGTTTGAATCAGACCTTGAGGCTGCGGGCAAGGATTTGGGTACACTGATTAATGATGGTCTATCTGCAATTAGCTCCGGTGGCAACATTTGTAATGTGGTTCCTAACATTGAAAAGGAAGCCGGGACTGACAATCCAGCAACAGAGAAGGCAACAAACGTTTTACAGGCAGTAGTTGCACCATTAACTGAAACTGTATCTACTGTGACACAGAATGCATCAATAACGGAACAAACGGAGGAAATTGAAGTTGATGTTGCTGCGGCACAAACTCCACTGAAGACAGAGACAACACCATTAGAAGAGGATGCCGGTGCGTACTCTATGGTGCCTGAGGAACAAGTCAAAACAATAAGCACGGCCGTTGGTGAAACAAAAGTGGTGTCTAAAAAGGTGGAGAAAGCAGAAGATAGGAAGAATGTTGCACCAAAGTCAAAATCAGACGGGTTTACTCATAGAATTTCTAGGGAAGAATTAATAGTTAAAAAATCAGATATCTTATTTTCAAGTGGAGTACCCGACTCTGATGGACTTTACACAGTACAAGTCGAATTATCACATACTCCTGCATTTAGACCATCTATAACACAATACAATCTGGCTGATAATGATGTACGAACTGTAAAAGATATACAAGGTACAGCATATAGAGAAAGTTATGGTATTCATGGTGAAATCCTCGACATCCATCCCAATATTAAAGGGATTCCTAATAGGGGTATTACAATGGAAGGTAAAGTTATTACTTTCAAGACTCCATATTTTCCATTAGGAGATCACGAAGGTGATTTGACCTCAATTACCTATACTGTTCGTGGAAACAAGAAAAACCCATTCGCTAAAACTAAGGCCGGTGCGAAACGAAGAAATGGAACGGTGACTGGCAGGCTCATTTCGGATAAAAGATATAACAAATTATTTAAGGGAAGACAGTTCAAAATCACTTATATGTACAGGGACAATTACGATCCAGAGGTTGAGACATGATTCTGAAAAGAAAATCTATAGTCACACTAAATATACTTTATTGGATGCCTGATTATCACGATATTCTGCAAGAGTTCATTTGGCAGACTCAGGATGTTAAACCAGACTATCCAAGAGTACACAAGTTTTTAAATTTTTGGCATGAGAATATTGATGCGGTTATATCAGAAGTTCTTTTATGCGATGAGTATGATACATCATACAGGCCAGTGAAGGAGATCATTAATGGCTAGAGGTAAGAAGAGTAAAGGTACACATTACGTTTCAAAGGGAGAACGCCCAAACGTAAACAAAAAGACACGCAATGCAGTTCATCTTGATACAACTCCATTGGAACGACATCGAAATCAGCAGAATGCTTGGTTGAAGGGTAAGAATGTTATGGTGACTATTTCTAATCCAAACGACAAAGAAACAAACAAAAGATTCATTCGAGTTAAAGCAAGTGATGTTTGGGGTTCACCAAAGAAGTATATTATGAAACAAACTGCGAGTGAGTGAGTATAAATAATATAAAAAGGATTACTCATGGCCCACGGAGCATCTCTAAATACAACTTTTCCTGATGCACAGTCCAGAAATATCAATCTTGATAGGGATGCACAGATATACAAAGACCTAGACTTGTTCTTTGGTAAGAAAAGTGCAACCAAGGACATCTCAAAGGTAAATGGTATTCAGGCAATCAAGAGGTCTGTGAGAAATCTTATTCTTACGAACATCTATGAGAAACCCTTTCATCCAGAGATAGGTTCTGGTATTCGTGGACTTCTATTCGAACCATTGAGTCCTATCACTGCATTTGTATTATCACAGAAGGTTGAAGATGTAATTGAGAACTTTGAACCAAGAGCAAGACTAGTGGGTGTGCGGGCAAACCCTGACTTGGACCGCAATGCATATGAAATCACCGTTGAATTCTATGTACAGAATGCTCTTACAGAATTAGTTGATACCACAGTTCTATTAGAGAGACTACGATAATGGCGGCAAATCCAAGACGACTGAATGTAACAGAGTTAGACTTTGATGATATCAAAGACAATCTAAAAGTATTCCTCAAAGGACAGACAGAGTTTACTGACTACGACTTTGAAGGTTCTGGTATGAACATCCTTTTGGATGTTCTTGCATATAACACTCACTATCTTGCGTTCAATGCGAACATGCTTGCAAACGAAATGTTCCTTGACAGTTCTTCTCTGCGTTCATCTGTTGTATC